GCGGCCACAGCCCGGCCGCGGCGCTGCACGATCCTGGCGAGTTGCCGGCGGTCGTTATGGCTGTGGCTGGCCTGGCCCAGCAGCCCGAAGTAGCTGTTGGCGGTTTCGCGCAGTTGCTCGGGCGGGGCGCTGGCTGTACGCCTCAGGGCGGTTTCTACCGTGTGGGGGCGAGTGACGCGCCGGTGCGGCAGGATCACCTGGCCGACGAAGTCGATGCCCCGGGCAACGGGTTGGCGCACGGTCTTCGAGGGGTTGAGTCGAGCGTGCAGCTTGTCGGCCAGGAAGGTCTCGATCTGGTCGTGCCAGATGTTCAACTGCTTGGCCGACTCGTGCAGCAGGACGAAATCGTCGACGTAGCGGATGTAGTGCTTCACCCGCAGTTGGTGCTTCACGAACTGGTCCAGCGCATCGAGGTAGATGTTGGCGAAAAATTGCGAGGACAGGTTGCCGATGGGCAGGCCCAGGTGGGCCGGCTGGGCCGTCAGGCGCTTGTGCTGCGGTACGCGGTTCAGCAGGCGGGCTGAGCTGCGGGTTTCGTAGTTGGTCCGGGGATCGTGCCAGAGGATCTGCAGCGCGAGCGCGCGCCAGCTGGGCTCGGTGATCCGTGCCACCAACTGCTGCTCCAGCACCCGCTTGTCGAGGCTGACGAAGAAGTTCGCCAGGTCGCACTTCAGGTAAGCGGCTGGGCGTTGCCAGTTGCGGGTGATGCTGCGCGCCTTCTTCTCCAGGCGTTGCGCGCCGTAGAGGGTGCCGCGGCCCTTGATGCAGGCGCAACTGTCAGCGATGAAGGTCCGCTCGATGCCTGGGCCGATGTGGTTGTACAGGAGGTGATGGACAATCCGGTCAGGGAAGGTGGCGGCCCATACCTCGCGGGGCTTCGGGTGGGTGACGACGAAGCAAATGGAGGCGCCGGGTTGGTAGGCGCCGGTGTTCAGCTCGTGGTGGAGTTGCATGATGTTGCGCTCCAGGTTGAACTCGAATGCAAGCGCCGACTTGCTGTTGCGCTTGCTGCGCCGGCAGTCGTAATAGGCCTGCATGAGTGCCTCGATAGAAAATCCAGCATGGCCGCCGGTGATACCGTTCGATGCTGCGGACGGCGAAAGCGGGCCGGGCGTTGTCCTTGTGGTCGTTGTTCTGGTTGCCATCGTCGAAGTTCTGGATCCACGCGTTGTTCGGGCCGTTCTGCGCCAGGTCGTGCTATCTACGTCGCGCTGCCGAAGGCCGGGGCCGATCAGCGGCGAGACTGCGCGGGGCCTGCCGGGACGATGCCCGGCGGTTCCCCTGGTGCGCTTGGCGGTGGCCTTGTGGGCCAGCGGCACGACCAGAATCAAAATCGCTCTGGTGTGAGGGCCGTAGCGCTCACACGGCTGGCGATGCGGCGGCATTTCGTTTCCACCCCGTGGCCTGCCGGCCTATGTCGTCGGTGATCTGAATGGCTCGGCCGTGCTGGGCTCCGGTGAGCAGACCGAGGTCGACCGAGAGGCGCAGCATCAGCTCGACGACCTGGATGCGCTCCAGGATCTGCTGGATGTGGGCTGCTCGTTCCTGGCCGCCGGCCGTGTTGGCGCGGAAGACCAGGATCGACACGTCGATGCACTCGTTGAGCACCTTTTCTCCGAGGGTGCGCTTGAAGTCGCGGCGCCAGTTCTTGGAGAAGTCGGCCACAAGCCGGGCCAGTTCTCCGGCGCGCTTGTAGATCGGCAGGTGTTGGGCGATGGCCATGCTGGAAAACTCGTTACCGCGCGCTGCGCGCGCGGTCGGTCAGAGCGTTAAGGGGTGAAGGGATGAGGATTCTGCGGACGGCGAAAGCGGGCCGGGCGCCGTCCTTGCGGCCGTAGTGCTGGTCGCCATCGTCGAAGTACTGGATCCACGCGTAGCCCGGGCCGTCCTGCGTGCTGGTCAGCCACCAGCCCTTGTCCTCGAACTGCTCGGGGATGTTCGCCCAGCACAGGTAGGCCTCTGCGCGGGCCGGCAGGTAGAGGTCGGCATGCCCCTCGGCCTGCTGCTCGGCGGCCCAGCGGGCGGCGGGGTGGTCGATGTCGTGGGCCATCAGCGCCCGGGTGTTGGCCAGGCCATCGCGGATGTGGTCGGCGCCGGAGATGCGATAGCCGCTGCCGCCGAAGGTGATCGAGGCGATCTGTGCGTGCTTCGGTGCGATCAGGTGGTAGTCCGGCTCGCCGTTCTCGCCGCGCATCACGCCGACGTAGGTGCCGCCCTGGCCGTGCCAATGCTGGCCAATGGCGGGCGGTATCAGGTACTGGTCCAGGCTGATCAGCTCACCGGCAATGCCGGCGAACGGTACCAGGCCGGTTTCTTGCTCCAGCACCTGGCGGGCGAGCTGCGCGTTGGTGGTGCTGAGCGTGGTATTGCCGACCGCGAGATTGATTTCGTGCTGCATGGTTCAGGCCTCAAAAATTGGTACCGACCGCGCGCTGCGCGCGCGGCAGGGAAGCGAAGTGGTCAAGGGGTGACTTTGATTCTGCGGACGGCGAAAGCGGGCCGGGCGGTGTCCTTGAGGACGCCGCCCTGGGTGCCACCGTCGAAGTACTGGATCCACGCGTCGAACGGGCCGAGCTGCGTGCTGGACCAGTAGCCTCTGCCCTCCAGGGCTTCCTCTCCGCCTTCCTGGAAGAGCGCGATGGGGCTCTGCGCCGGCGATTCCTCGGTGTACGGGTAGCCCGGCGGGAGGCTGCTGGGATTGTCCCCGTCGCGGAAGCTGCACCAGTTCTCCTGTGCGGTGGGCTTGCAGACGCGGTAGACCAGTTCGTTCTCGTCGCGGGCGCCCAGGTACCAGTCTTCGTGGCCGTCAATCGTCAAGCTGAGCGCCCAGGCGCCCAGTTCGCAGCCGGCCTCAGCCATGGCGCGGGTGTTCGCCAGGCCGTTACTGAAGCTGTTGGCGCCGGGGATCAGGATGCCGGCCTCGCCCCAGCGGGTGGGGGCATGGAAGCCCAGGGCCTTCGGGGCACGGATCAGGGCGAAACGTTCGCCCTCGTCCTGGAACTGGCCTACGTAGAAGCCGCCGCCGAACGGGGTGCCGAGGACGGTGGGGATTGCGGTGATGGTCAGAGCGTTCATGTTCGTCGTCCTCAGGCGTTGGCGGCGCGGTGGGTGATGGAGAGCAGGTCCATCAGGCGGTGGTGGTAGAAGGTCCGGGCTTCCTCGATGGTCCAGGTCATGCCGCGGCCTCCAACTGTTCCTGCGCCATGGCATAGTCGATGGCGGCGCGGAAGGTCTCGGTGCCCTGGAAGGTCTGGCCGACGGTGAAGAACAGGCTGAAGGTGCCGTAGTCGGCGCCGCCGCTGGCGGTCTCTTCCAGCCAGTCGAGGCGGGCGGTGTCGGGCAGAGGTGGTGCCGGTTCTGCTGCGGCCTCGATGGCCTGGCGAATGCGCTCGGCCAGGGCCTTGGCGCTGTCCGCTGCCTTGAGCGCCCAGGCGCGGTGCTCGTTGGCGCCGACGCGTTCTGCCATGACGGCGGTGACCTTCAGTTGGCCGCTGATCTTCATCAGCTCGACGGCGTCCTCGGCGGTGAAGGGGTTCACGCGGCGGGCATAGGCGGCGACGAGTTCGTCGGCGGCCCGGACGAGCGCTTCCGCCTTCGCATAGTGCTCGGCATCGGCCAGGCGCATGCGCGAGCGGAGCAGGTCCAGGTCCTCGTGCAGGGCGTTGATGTGCTTCTGGTGGTGGCGCTCGGCATCGGCATGGCCGAGGTCGTAGCCCTTGGCGTACTCGCTGCGTGCGGTGCGCCAGGCGACCAGCAGGGTGACGCCGAGGCCCAGTGCCAGGGCGGCGACGATCAGGTAGAGAATGGTCTGTTGCATGTGCTGTGTCCTCGTAGGGCCCGCCGCCGGTGTAGAGCCCGGCGGCGGGGTGCTGCGTGGTAGGGGTTACTCGCCGACCTTGAAGGTGCCGATGGTCAGGTCGGTGGAGGTGATGTCGCTGCCCAGCAGGTCCTTGAACTCCTGCGCGATCTCCTCGCGCACCTGCTGCTCGGCCACCCAGCGCAGCTTGATCACCGGCTTGGCCTCGCCGGTCAGCACCGACAGGCGCAGGACGAAGTTGCGCTGCGACAGGTCGTCGTAGGGCGGGCAGGTGAAGATCAACGAACCGGGCAGGGTGTCCTGGCTGGCGGCCTCGACCTGGTCCATGGCGCTGCGCGAGGCGTTGAGGTTGCCCTCGACGGAGGTACGCTCGGAGCTGGCCTTGATGGTGATGTTGCGGACGGCGGCGATGGCCTGGACCAGGTTCATGTCCTCGTCGTCCGGGGTGACCGCCTTCAGGAAGTCGCGCCAGTCCTCCATCCACTCGGCCAGGTCCTTCTGCGACAGGCGCTCGCCGGCGATGCGCTGCAGCGCGGCGTAGGCTGCGGTCGGTTGCATCGCCAGGGTGGCAGTGTCATCGCCATGGCCGGCCAGGTCGGTGTCGCCCAGGTTGAAGATCACGCGGCAGGACATGTTGTCCTTGTCGACGAACCCGCGAGTCTGGGCATCGGCACGGCCGTTCACGTAGGTGACGAAGTCCGCGAACGAGGAGGTGGTCAGGGCGCCGCGGAAGCGGTTGCGGTGCGTTTCCAGGCGTTCCAGGCTCTGGAGCTTGAAGCCTTCCGGTACGACGGCCATGGCGCCGGCCGAGCCGGTGATGCGGGTGCCGGCGGCAGCGATGGCGTTGGCGAGGACCAGTTGCAGTGCTTCTTTCATGTGCTGTGTTCCTTGATGCAGTAGAGGTTGCGGTTGATGGACGGGTTAAACGTCCTGGGGTACGACCGGCGCCTGCTGGCGGTTGAACAACTGCTCGGTCGGGTTGGTCTGGAACAGCTCCAGGCCGTTCGGGGTGACGTACATCGGGGTATCCAGCGAGGTGTCCTCGCTGCGGCTGCCACGCTTGGTGGGTACCTTGTAGTCGAGCTTGTGGTTCACCTTGACCTGGTTCGATTCGCCGATCTGGCTGAACTCCAGGGTGATGACCACCTTGCCTTTCTTGCCGAAGTCGACCACGCCGGCGCCCACGTCGGAGAGGGCGGTGCCGATCTGGTTGGCGAAGACGCCCGCATTCAGCGAGCTGAAGAAGTCGTTCACGTCGGTCTTTTTCATGTGCTGTGCCTCGTTGTGGTGGTTGGTGTTTCCCCAGGGCGCTCTCGTTGAAAGCGCCCTGGGGAGGGCCCGTCGCCAGGCCCTCCTGACTCACTTACGCCGCCGTATGTGAGCGAATCGAAGCTCGGCCGGGGTGTGTCCGGCCTGCTCGTTGCGTTGTCGGTTACATGGCTGCCACCCCTCCTTGTCGTTCCACCCGGTTGCGCCGGGGCGCTGTCGTTCAGGCCGCCTTGATGCCCTTGGCGTCGAGGAACTCGGCCAGGTCCGTCAGGTACACCAGCGGTTCCTCCAGCCGAGACGTGGTCAACTTGCGGGTGACCAGGGCCACCTCGCCGCTCTTGATCAGCGCCCGCAGGCGCTTGTCGGTCTTCAGGTGCGGGAAGTAGGCCAGGCGCACCTGGGTGAGGCTGAGCGTTGCGGTCCCCCACTGCTGGTAGAGCTGTTCCAGGGTGGTCATCGAGCCTCCCCGCACCCCGCCGGCAGGCGGGCCGACACCAGGGCGACGAGGCCCTCCACGGTCTTGCCGGCGCCGCGGGCGGCGATGTTGCCGGCCTCGTCGGTGACCACGGCGCCGAAGGGGCGCACCGCGTCGGTGGTCAGCGTCACGTGCGGCAGCCAGCCGCGCGGGGTGATGGCGACCAGCGCCGCGTAGAGCAGGCCCAGCTGGGCGGCTTCCTGGGGCAGGGCACCCAGGCGGTCGATGCACTCTCCCGCGGCGGCCTGCAGAACGTCGGCCGGGTAGGCGGTCGGCGCCGCGAAGTGCATGCCGACCAGCTTGAGCGTGCCGACGGCATCGGCGATGGGGTTCGGAGTCGGAGTCATGCCACGTCGTCCTTGTGCTGGGTGACGGTGATGGACACGCCCAGGCGCTTGGCCAGGTAGGCAATGCCGGCTTCGGTGACCATCACCACGCTGTAGTGGGTGTAGCGGCCCAGGCGCTCGTTCCAGCGGGAGCGCGGATCCATGAACAGGTGGCCCTGGCCGATGTGCTTGGCCGCCAGGGTGCCGTCCCGGTTCAGGTCCTTGTGCTCCCGCAGGTGGTCGCGCAGGGCCCGTTCGCTGACGCCCAGGGCGGCAGCTGCATGGCGGATATCCCGGTTCATGGTGTTTGCCCTCAGCTATCGAGCAGCTTGGCGAGCCAGTGCAGGGCCTCGTAGGGTGCGCGGCGGCTAATGGCAACGAGGCAGGCGCCCATCGGGTAGCTCTCGTGAGCGGCGATGCGAAACACTGGCATCGCGGTGCTCGGCGGGGCTTCTAGGATGAGGCCGTCTCGGTCGGGGCGGTCCAGCTCGCGGCGCAGGTACCACTCTGCCTTCAGCAGGTCCTCGCGGCCGTTCTTGGCGCGATGGCGGAACACATACTTGAAGGCGTTGCCCAGGTTGAACGGCAACTGTTCGGTGACCTCGATGCACTCGATGCCCGAGGGGTGGCCGTTATAGTGCGGCGGGTGATTGACCATATCGGTGGCTTCGCCGGAATGGTCCTCATCGGAGGCCGCCTGGATGGCGTTCCAGTGCTCGGCCGCGGCGCCGGAGGTCTCGAAGCCCAGGTGCTCCTGACAGTCGCTGTGGCGGCATTTGACGCCGTGGAGGAAGTGCGTTCCCGGGCCTTCGGCGCAGTAGTCGAAGCCGATGGCCGCGCCCTGGCACTTCCTGCAGCGCAGCAGAACATGCCTGGTTGCGGGCGGTGACGCGGCGGTCTCCAGCGTGCCGTTGGCGATGGCTTCGATGAAGTCGGCCAAGTGCCTGGCGTTGGCGCGGTCACCGGCCTGCATCGTCAGGGTGTTGGTCGTGTGGCCGATAACGACCACGGCTTCCAGCTGCGGGTCGATCTGCTCAATGCTTACGGCAGCCCGGATGCTCGACTCGGGGCGATGCAGCGTAATCGACGTGCTGCCGCCATTGAAGGCGAGGTCTTGCAGGATGGCTACGGCCGGGTGGCTCAGGGCGTAGATGCTCATGATGCGGCCTCCCCACTCAGATACCCCTGCAGCCAGGCCAGCGTGTCAGTCAGTTGCTGCCGCGACTGGTTCTCAGTCAGGTAGCTGTCCGGGCGCTGCAGTGTGCCGGTGAACTTGGCATCCCTGCTGTCCGGGCGCGGGTGTTGCGTGGCCTGATAGTCGGTGTCCGCCGGTTGCACGTGCACGCTGATGAGGCCGCAGTGCGCGAACAGGGTGAAGTGCGCGTGCCACTTCATCTGGCTATTGATCAATAGGCAGGTGGCCAGGATCTGCAGGATCAGTTCTTCGAAGGTGGGCTTGCTCATGCAGCACCTCCCCACGGGCCGCTGTCGGCCTCCGTGCTGGGGGCGACAGGGCGCGGCTGGTAGAGGCAGGCGCGCTGGGAGGTGCCGATGATCACCAGCAGCCCAGTCTCGGCCTGGATGGCCTTGATAGTGGCGGGGCTGGTGGCCGCGGCCGGGTGCAGGTACACCGGGCAGCGGGCTTTGGGCATGTGCTGTGCCGATTGCATGTCTCGTACTCCAGAGGTTAGAGATGGGTACGAGGCAAACAATACGACTATGAATTGGTCTTAGTCAATCCATTTATGAATTAATCGATGGCGATCGTCCGTCTACGCCTTCTGTTCATCCAAGAGCCGGTCACTACACCGCAGATCGTGGTGCCTTCAGGCACGTGAATCACCCTGTTGGGGAAGTCTGGATTTAGGGCAAGGAGGAAGGTTCCATCCTCGCTGATCTGTAGTCGCTTGAAGGTGGCCTGGCCGTCGGGTGTTCTGGCAACGATATCGTCGTCGTGCATTGCCTCCAACTGGGGCTCCACCAGGATCAATTCCCCCGGGCGGTACTCTGGGAACATGCTGGTGCCGCGTATCTCAAGACAGAACGCGGTGGGGCTGTGAGAAAAGGGACAGTCCAGCCATTCCTCGGCATAGCCTGGTTCGAACAAATCAATCGCCTCGCTCAAGGTGCCTGCTTGCACCCAAGAAATCCGAGGGACGCGGCCTTTGATGGCGGGTCCTTCCGTCACGTTGTTGTCAAATTCGGATACCAGTTTCCCGGATAGCAATTCCGCTCCGTCCAGGCCCATTGCCTTGGCGAGCTTCATCACGTTGTCGATTCTAGGGCTCTTGGTATCACCAGCAAGAATGCGGTGGGCTGTAGGTTGTGGCACGCCAGATCGGCGGCCCAACTCCCCCTCGGACCAATCAAGCTCTTTCAGCTTGTCGGAAAGCAGGCGGCCTATCTGCTGCCCTGATATGGCCATGCGGCGGCGTCCTTATTCCAATATGAATAATTCAGGATTGTATTGCCCTGTCTAATTCGTCCGCGTATGATCTTTATGAATTCATTTGTGAATTGATCGGGCCATGCAATGACTATTCGCGACATGATCGACGCGCTGGTTAAGAGTGGAATGAAACAGCAGGAGATTGCGGAGGCGGCCGGTGTCAGTCAGCCGACTATTCACCGTGCGTTCCATGGTGCTGATGTTCTCTACGCCACCGGCAAGAAAATCGAGAGTCTCTACGAGTCGCGGTGCGTGCAGCACAAGGCAGCTTGAAGATGGGGGCCGGCGCGGGCCTCTAACCTCCCGCGCCGGCCGGGGTGCCACCCAGGGCCTCTACTCCCTGGGTGGCGGGTGACACGGTTTGCACCCACACAGCACATGCGAACAGTGCAAACCGTATCTGCGCCGGGCTGGTTCTCTACTCCCCTCCCGGCGCCGCCAGCCGAGGCTCTAACCCCTCGACTGGCAACGCCACCCGGAGCCCGCACAGCACATGCGGGGAGGCTCCGGGACGGCGTAGGCAGAATAGTAGGGGATTCACTTACGTCTGGCTATGTCGTTAAATGGCGACTTTCGGTACGGCCACATCGGGGCCTCTAACCCCTGATGTGGTAGGTGCCAGGTCGGCGACCTCTAACCGCCGGCCTGGTGTTTGAAGCACAGCACATGAGTGGTTCGTTGCCATGGAGGGCTTGCCTCTCCCCGGCGCGGCCGCTGAGGGGTTCCTACAGCTATGAGCCGGAAAGACCTGCTACCGGACGCTGGTCCGGTGTTCGATATCCGTCAGGCGCTCTACCGCGCCGGGCGCGACTTCAAGGGAGGCCTGACCTCCCTGGCCCACGAGATGGTCCTGCCCTACGAGGACCTGCAGAAGAAACTGAAGCTCGACGAGGAACGCCGGTGGCCCACCCCCGACGAACTCGAAGACATCATCCGCCTGACCAAGGATCCACGCCTGCTGGACGCGCTGATGCGCCCCGCCGGCGCCGTCTGGTATCGGCCGGAAGCGGTGGACGCCACGGCATCGGCCCTGAAGGCCGTGGGCGAGCTGCTGCAGCGCGAAGGCGAGTTCGTCGCCAGCCTGCACAAGGGTGCCGAGGACAACCGCTGGCAGCCCCACGAAGTCGCTGACCTGGAATACCACGGCGCCAACGTGATCCGGGCCGTGCTGGGCATCATGGCCGGTGCCCGCGCCTCCATGCAGCAGCTGCTGGAGGGCCAGGCCAATGGCTGACCTCCTCGATAGAGCGGCAGAGCAGGAAGAGAACCGCCTGCAGGGCCTGCTAGCCACCCGGCAGCGTCCGGCACCGGTCTACACCATCAGCGAAACCCATTGCGTGGAATGCGGCGCCGAGATTCCGGCTGCGTGGCGTATCGCCGTGCCCGGCTGCGAGTGCTGCGTGTTCTGCCAGGGAATGCGGGAGGCGCGGCGTGGCTGAACTGATGATGGGAGACCTGCAGGTCGTCGATGGGGTGGCCACCGTGACTTCGTTGCAGGTGGCGGGACATTTCGGCAAGCGCCACGACGATGTACTGAAACGCATTCGGAACCTGGAGTGCTCCCCCGATTTTAGGCTCCGCAATTTTGCGGAGGCATCCCAGCAGGTCGCGCAGCCCAACGGTGGTGTGGCCAAGTACCCAGTTGTACGGATGACTCGCGATGGCTTCACCTTCCTCTGCCTGGGCTTCACCGGCAAGCGGGCTGCGGAGTGGAAAGAGGCCTACATCGATGCGTTCAACCGCATGGAGCGGATGCTGCAACAGGGCCAGGCGCCCACTGCGCTGCAATCCTCGCGCGGCCTGCGCGTCCTGCTGACCGTGGACTATGCGCTCGGCCGCAAGGCCGAGGTGCTGCCCGATGATGCCTGGATCGTCCGCGGCGCCGATATGCCGGCCTGGATATCCGAGTCGCCGGACATGTCGTTCGCACAGCTGAAAATGCTCGGCGAGGCGGCGCTGCGGCGCCTCGTGGCGGTCGGTGGCGAGCGCGCCGTGCGGGAGGTGTTGGTCCAGATCAACCCGCGCTGGATGCTGGTGGACGGCGCGCAGATCGGCCACCTGCAGAACGCGCTGACCTTCATGCTCATGGAGCAGCCGGCGGCCAAGAACCGGGAGGGCGTCGATGTCGACATGGACGCCTGATCCTGATGGCCCACGCAGTGAGTGGGCCCGGCGGTATGTAGAGCGGGGCCTGGCCCTGGTGGATATTGAGCCCGGCGACAAGATCCCACGCGGTAAAGGCTGGCAGCGCCCAGGCGGCCAGATCACCGACCCGGCCAAGGCCGAGGCCTTCTGGACCAGGAACCCGAAGCACAACCTGGGGGTGGTGCTCGGGCCCAG